GAATTCAGCCACAGATTATACTTCTTTTGAAAGTAGTTTCACACCTGAGGTCATGTCCTTTACTGATAAGGTCATGTTTGACTATTTCCTTCAATACATCAATAATGATGAGTTTGAGGATATCGTGTCAACCCTCAGGGGCACCAACGAGTGTGTTTTCAAATGGTTTACCCTGTATTTGGAAGGCGCTCGAATGTCAGGCGAAATGAACACTTCACTAAGTAACGGGTTCGCAAATCTCATGGTCATGTCGTTCCTAGTTAATCAGCTAGGATATGGGGAACTTAAGATGGTTGTTGAAGGCGATGATGCCCTCGCACAAACATCTACAGGTAAGTTCCCCACATCAGAGCACTTTTCTAAACTTGGTTTTAATATCAAGCTTGAACTTCATAAAGACCGTGCTTCCGCTAGTTTTTGTGGGATTATTTATAATCAAGATGATCTCATTAACGTCACTGACCCTAAGGAAGTGATGGCCAGCTTTGGTTGGGCCAATAGTAGGTATTGCAGAAGTAAGACCAATGTCCTTAAAGCCTTATTACGAGCTAAGTCTTTTTCGTATGCTTTCCAATACCCTGGATGTCCTATTATTCAGGAAATGGCTGCATATGGACTTAGAATGACTAAGGGTATGGACATTAGGCATTTTGTGAAAACCAACCATAGTATGAGTCTCTGGGAACGAGAACAGGTTCTTGCTGCATTAGATTGTGGCTATGCGAACCTCCCTTTTCAACAAATACCCATGGGAACACGGCAACTAGTCGAAGAGCAATTCGGCATCACTGTTGAGGAGCAGATCCACATCGAAGATGTTTTCCGCAGGAAACAGGATCTTTCTCCGTTTGCCATCAACATTGACTGGCCTATCGAGTACTACATTAGTTTTAATAAACATGTGTGCCTCAAGGATCTTGAGGACTCTGTTTGTTTCACAAATGGGGTTCGCGATAAGTTTTACGAGCATGTCATGACAACTGAAGTGAAATTCTTATTCTCAGACAAGCAGTGAGAC